AACAATGTCGAATATTTCTTCATAAAAAGTAAGGTCACGCGTAACGTTGTAGATATCGTTAGTCGTAATAGTAAATGGAATGATTAAATCTTGAACGCCTGTCGGTGTAACTTGTAAGCCACGCGTAACAAGCGGATAAGAAGGAACTTTGATATTGATTGTACCACCAGTAGCATAACCGCTCGGCTTGAACTGTTTTACATACTTCTTGTTAGCCGTACGATAAATGTTATTTGTCTGTACATAAAACTCAGACATGATGGTCGCGATAAGACTGCTGACATTAAAGCTATTAGCCATAAAAAAATCCTCAAAACGTTAAATTGATATAAACCTCATATCGCTTATTTAACGTCTTGCGGATGTGACGATAGGCTAATGCCCCGCTAGTTTATAGTCTTAGGGGACTCATGTATTTAACGTCCTGATGGAAGACGATGGACTACTGTCCCACTTTTTAAGGTAAAGGAACCTGTTTTTTATTGATTCGTTGCAAATTTTAACTAACTTTTAATAAAAATGTCAAGTATATTTTTCAGAAATATATGAAGCTTCGCTAAAATCTTCCGTTGCTCCTGCATCCGTGACCTTAGGAATTATACTAAACTCATTAGGACGCGGACGTGACGCATTCATTTCAAGCTTCTCACTCAAATCATGCACAAACTGAGTAAGGCTTATTCCGCCGTCTCTCGCTTGATGGTTTGATGCAAGTCTGAATATCTGCCTATCTTTAGCATTTTTCAAAAGATGCTTAACTACAGCAGGAATGTTTTTAATATCTCTGCCAATCATCTCAAGCACATCTTCAGTAGAAAGTAATTGCTGTCCTTTAGGCATAGCATTATTGCTTTCCACTAACCCTTTAAATTCGGTATCTTTATCCATTGCATCTTTTATCTTTTCACTAGCTTTTTCTTCCATCATTCTAAATCTTACAATTGAGTCAAAATCTTCTGGCGTTATCTGACCTGAAGCAACTTGCTTGGATGCTTCATCAGCAGCATTGAGCCCTGTTTGATATTCAAGATTTTCTGATTGCGTAGCTTTCCCTGAAGTAATTTTTTTCTCGAGGTCATCAAGTCTGTTTTTTAAAACATCTGTCTCTTTTTGATGACGTTCCTTTTCCTTTTTTAATCTAGTCCTAAAATTTGACTCCACATCTGCATAAGAGAAGTTAGGCTGCTGTCCGGCAGGTCTTTGCTCCTGAGATTCCGGAGCGGTTAAATTTGGGTTTTCAGTTGTCATAGTTTCTCCTATTTAATAATTGCATCAAACCTTTCTATTACAAAATCTAGTATGCCCTGATATGTTAATTGGAAAGTAAACTCAAGCGCTGCCAAATTAAGATTCCAAACATTTCTTGCATTTCTTTGACCTGTTAAACCTATCTGTCGCCTTAAAGTATTTAACCAACTTAATGAATCTATTGATATTTGAAGCTCAAGATATTCTGGTTCTATTGACTGCAAATTCCCCTGTATTATTTTTGGTTCGCATGCGTTTAATAATGCGCGATAGGGTTCTGTTCCTTTGTAAATAAGTAGTCTCTCACTTCTCCATTGTCTTTTTTTAGGAATCTGAGGAGTCAATTCAATATTAAATAATCCATTTGAATTGGCAACTACTTCGCCTGTTTCTAATGCTGAAATAATAAGGTCATCATTAAATAACCATGTATTTGAATTTTTACAATAAGTCCAATTAGTCGATGATAATGGAAATGTCATTGAATAAAAGTAATATCCTTTGTAACTATAAAAAGAACCTTCACATCTATCAACATCAACGTATTGTGAAATAATCTTTGCCATCCCTGTAGAAGGCTTTGGCTCCCCCAATTCTTTTAATCCAGAAGATGTTAATGACATGGGAACAAATTTAGATGATAAAAAGTATATTTCACTAAATCCTCTTACTACGCTATTCGTTCCAATAGCGCCAAAATCCTGACGATAGTTAGTATCTTTAGCAAAAGGGAAAAGATAAGGATTGTTGCCAGAATTAGGCACCCATCTTTCTATTCCTGTTGAGCCAAAAATGTATAAATTATCGCTCAAAGTCTCAAGACTTACTGCCTGCGTTAATTGGCTTGATATTTGAGGAACATTATCCAAAACAGGCCAGCTAATCATGTTATTGACTTCTGATATTGCCCAACTATTTGTTTCTTCATCCAATATAATTGCAACCGTATTCAAAACAACAATAGACATTGGGGTTTTGAATTGAAATCCTTGTGTTTCACCGATTAACAGAAATGAACCATTATTCTGGTCATAAACCCAGAAGTTTCGTCCATCAACTATTCCTATCTGATTTTGAAGGTTTTCATCAATCTGAACTGGTAAACCGCTATTTGTTATTTTTGCAATAATTTTATATTGACCATTAAAGTCTATCTTTAAAACAACATTTTGAGTGACAACAATATAAGAGCCATTATCAAAAGTTGTTCTATGAATTGCTCTTGCATTTTTATCAGGCGCATTAGGAGAAAATTTGCTCAAAAATGGAGTAGGATAAAGATGCTTATTTTCTCCCACAAACAAATTCAGCAATTGAGGATATCCCAACCGTGTCTCCCAATCGGGAACCGTCCCGACATCAATTGGTATTTGTGTGGGCTTATTCTGCTGGGGTTGGAGCATTGCCTTGTTCCTCTCCCGTACCTTCCTGTTGCTGACCTTGCTGAGGAGGCTGCTGTTGTTGCTGCTGAGCTTCCTGCTGCTGTTCTGATAATATCTGCCTAGCATTGTCAATCGCGCGCTGAGACTCTTCTGATGCCGCTCTGGTGGAATCTATCAGATGAGACAAATGCTGGTCACCCGCCTTAATCATCAATTCTCCTAATTTAACATCAGAGTCCTGCTGGTCTTTACTTATTTTGCTCTCTGCAACAATCCTGTCTGTTTGCTTACCAAAAATAGCAGCTTCTGCTTTTTTGTGTTCTGCAGATGCCATAGCATTTGCACTTTTAACCTGCGGGTCTAATTCTGACATCATTTGATGCTGCTTCATCTGTTGTTCTTGCTTCTTCTGCTGAGCCTCTTTGTACTGCTCTTTCGTAATTTCACCTTGAGAGTATGCAATCAAGTCATCATCCATAGTTGCTGCAACTCTCCTTTCAAGTTCTCCTGCGTATGGCGTGTCAAGAGAACGCATGTAAATATCACCTGTCACTTGAAAAAACTGTGGATTAATCTGATAAATCTGATTGAGATAGCGAACTATGTTTTCTTTCTGCATGACAGAGTTCGGTCCGGCTTTTATCTTCCATTCATAATGATTATTGATATCTTTTATGTTGTTGGATATTTCTCCAGTATCAGTGCATTGATTAACTGTTATGGACTTACCACTTCCATCTTTATTTTTAATCAAAATGACACGTTCTTCAGTAATAATCTGTGGAATCATTTGCTTAAAAAGACATCCCACTGTATCAACAAAATAAATATGCCTTGCAATAATGTAATCATTCACCATATTCATGCTATGCGTGAACTTGTCCATTGCTTTGCCGGATAAAATAGTCTGCTGAGGATTAACCTGTCCAATCATCGCGCCGCTGATTTCGTCTATCTGGTTTTTCACCACATTTGAGTATTCAATCATGCTTTGAGAAAGCTGCGCAGGCTGTTCACGCCTTATTTTCGTTATGTCACCATCCATAACAAATGCGCCTTCATATTGGTTTATCTTTTTCGCGCTAAGTTGCTGGCTAGGATTAGGAACATGCTCAGTAGATAATATCCATTTGTCGCCACTACAATTTTTTGCCTGAGTAGCCAGTTGAGAAGTAATGTAATTGAGAAGCTTTTGCGCTCCTTCCATATCATAAATAAGAGGTGAAGTAAATTCTCCATCATCGGGATGCCAAGAAGTCAGTCCATCATGATACAAAAGCGGAAGTTCATAAGTTGGAAACTTTCTCGGGGATTCTATCAATTCATCATTCAATAATCTTTTGTAATAAATAAAACAAATTTCTTCAGTCTTTTCTAATGGAAGCCTATCCTTTAACGACTCATCTTCAAATTCCATCTGAGATAAATCTGACTTCTTAGCCAAATTGTTTTTATCGTCATAAGTCAATTTGTTTTTCATTTTGTAAACGCCGGTATTTAAAAGGACATACTCACGACTTTCATATTCTCTATACCAATAGTCAACCATTGCATTACTCTTTCTTTTTAATATTTTAGACTTTGCCAATTTAGGATAAGTAGCAATTATTTCTTTTGCACTAACATTTCTTTCAATTCCACAATATCTACCATCTATTTTATTTGGGTGCATTGCGTCTTTGTCCCAAAAACATATTGAAGGGTCTTTGTGAAGAATCAAAACAGGAATTTTGTTTAAAGTATCTCGGTCTTCTCTATCATAGTTTATTTCAACACCGCAATATCCGTACTCTGCACATTTCATCAGTGAATCGCTCAAAATATTTCTAATTCTTTCATTAAGAGTAATGGATGAAAGCAATAACTGAAATGTATTCGTCTCTTCAACGTTCTCTTGCGTTTCTTTGCTGATAGGAGCTACATCAAGCGTGAATTCAATCTCATTTGCCTGACCTTTAAACCTTTTCAAAATCTTTTTAGTATTATTAACAGTCAAGCTTTCCTTATTTTGAACAGCCCTTTGCTCAGGGATATTTGAATCCCATTGCTCTCCTACACAAAACTTAACCGAATTCTTTCCGCGCATATTGTTTTTAGCGAAATAACCTTTCCACCCGTTTATCTGGTCATTAATCTCTTTCGCTGAAATCTTATTCACTGAGTAATAATCCTTCTATGTGTCCTTTCCTGATTAATCTCTTTCGGATCTGATATCTGAACGATTCCACTCTTCTGAACTACTTCCCATATCTCTCTATCAGTTAGCTTCATATCGCTATCCTCGAATGCCGGCAGATATATCTGCGGGACATTAAGCATAAACAGCCTTTTGATTAATTCTTTATCTCTCAAATGCGTATCAACCGAATAAGAATTTAATCCCATGACCGTTTTATCGGCATTGTATCTGATGTTTTTTTCAACCTCATCATTTGCAACTTTCGCAACAGCTTTAATCATCTCGCCGTCTGACATTTCTGTAGGATTAATGCCAACCTTTTCTAATTGTTCCATCAATTCTATTCTAGTCTCTTCAGGCAAGAACTTGTTTATTTCTCTAACTTTTTTGCGTTTCTTTGAAAGCGTTTCAGGCGTTTCAACTGTCATAATTTCTCCTAATATATTCTGTTTGGTTTAAATAAATCTTCTGATTGCTTTGGCTTACCGTACAAGCTTTGGTAATAAAGACAGCCATATTGAGCAGCATCATGAGGATGACTGTATTTATTCTTTTCAGGAACTTCACGATAACGCTCATCAGTTGTAACCTTTATTTGACTGTAGTAATACTCACCATTGAACCCCTGTCTTAACAAATAACATTTTGAATCAAGCATAAATACAGGTTGACCGCCAGACATCTTCCTCAGAAAGAATGAAACAGCTTCAAGCCTAGGCTGCAAAGCATTCGTTCTGGCAGGTCTGCAAATGATTCCTTGCTTTTGCATTATCTGAAAACAATTGCTCGCTGCATCTGCATGAGAAGCCCCTCCTGAGGGGTCTCCATGACTGATATATTTCTTCTTCCATCCATCATAATTTCTGTTCAAATGCGGAATGCAAATATCACCAATGAACTCATCAAGCTTCATGTCGTCAGCACATATTTCATCAAGAAAAAGCAAATTACCTTGAGAAGATAATTGCATCATCACCATTGCAGGAGTAATACCGAAGTCCATGAATATACCAAGCTCAATCAATGGACTGTATCGCAGGTTATCAAAGCAATGAATCTTATCGTTATATTCTGGAAATACTCTCTTGTTCTTCCTTACAATACCGTAATTGCCTTGATATGAAACATTAATAGTGTCGTCGTTGTGGCTGCTTACAAGATTGAACCAATAATCGGGGTCTTGCTGAATCTTTACATAATCAGCTTCGTTATTAAGAACGTAAGCTGTTCCGTCAAGAGAGATAGCTTGCCTTATCGATGAATCTATGTTTCCTTCTGCTTTCAACACGGCAGGCTCATATTTGAAAACTCTCTATCTTTCAGGCTTCTTT